AAGGATTTAACGGAAAAAGAAGGATATGATCCAAATTCTGATGAGTATTATGCAGAGGTTGATAAAAGAATAAGAATTGACTTTCCGCATAAATTTGGTAATACTGAACAAAAGCAATCGACCGCCCCCGTTCAGACGGTGGCTTCAGCTTCAAGAAGCGTAAAGCCTGGTCGCAAAACTGTGAGACTCACTTCATCACAGGTCGCAATAGCGAAAAAATTAGGAGTGCCACTCGAAGAATACGCAAAACAACTTAAAAACACGAAGGAAGGAGCGTAAAATGGAAAAAGATACAAAAACTTCTCGTGCGAACGATACACGGTCAAAATCTGAGAGACCTAAAGTGTGGGTTCCACCATCTTCTCTAGATGCACCCCCTGCACCTGATGGATTCAGGTATAGATGGATTAGAGCAGAGAGCGTTGGCTTTCACGATACCAAGAATATAACTGGACGAATAAGAGAAGGTTATGAACTTGTTAGAGCTGAAGAAGTCGAAAATGCATCTGACTATCCTGTACTTGATGAGGGTAAATACAAGGGAGTGATTGGGGTCGGTGGCCTTTTACTTGCGAAGGTACCTATCGAGATCGCGAAGCAACGTCAAGAATATATGTCTAACAGACATAAAGAACGAAACGAAGCAGTAGCAAACGATCTTCTGAAGGAGCAAGACCAGAGGATGCCTATCAATGTTGATAGACAATCTCGTGTAACCTTCGGTGGTACGAAAAAATAATTTTTTCAATCACTGAATTTAATTAACCCGTACTGGAGGCCCTTCGGGGCAGGTACATAAGGAGACAAAACTATGGCAAATAGAAACACACAAGGTTTCGGATTGAAAGCTGCTATGAGAGTTGGTAACACACCATCTATTCAAGGTCAGTCTAAATACGAAATCGACGCTGGTGAAACTAATGCTATTTTCAATGGAGAGCCTGTAAAAGTTGATATTTCAGCTACTACTGGTGGATACATTGTAACTGCAGCAGCAGGTACTTCTATGGTTGGTGTTTTAAATGGTGTAGTGTACACAGATGCTACTACATTAAAACCAACTTTTAGTAACTTCTACCCAGCAGCTACAACTCCTGCGAATAGTGAAGACATCACAGCGTTTGTAAATGATGACCCTTTTCAAGAATACATCATTGCAACTGATGCTACTTTAGAAGGCACGTTGGCGCTAAGAAAATCAAAAATTGGTTTAACTTATGCAACAACTGCTGCAGCAGGTAGTACAACAACAGGTAAATCATCTGTTCGACTAGGCATCTCAACAGCAGCAACAACTGCTAAACAATTGAGAATGGTTAGAGTGGCAGAAGATCCTGAAAACCAAGATCAAACAGCAGCTAATTGTTCAGTAGTAGTAAAGATCAATTTGCATCAATACACTGTTGGATCATTAGCAACAGGCATATAAGGAGTAATAAATTATGGCTATATCACGATCACAACTAGTTAAAGAACTAGAGCCAGGTTTAAATGCACTATTTGGCCTGGAGTACAAAAGGTATGAAAATCAGCATGCTGAGATTTATACTACAGAGTCATCTGACAGAGCTTTTGAAGAAGAAGTAATGTTATCTGGCTTTGGAAATGCGCAAGTAAAGGGTGAAGGTCAAGGTGTATCATTCGATGATGCTCAAGAAACTTTCACAGCTAGATACTCACATGAGACTGTAGCTTTAGCGTTCGCAATCACTGAAGAAGCGATTGAGGATAACTTGTATGACAGATTAGCGTCTAGATATACAAAAGCTTTAGCAAGATCTATGAGTAACGCGAAACAAGTAAAAGCGGTAGAACCTTTAATTCAAGGTTTACCATCAACTGACAATTTCGATTCAGGTGATGGCGTTAGCTTGTTCAACACAGCTCACCCTACAATCAGCGGTTCTTTCAAGAACACATTAACTACTCAAGCTGACTTAAACGAAACTTCATTAGAGCAATCAATGATTGACATTGCTGCTATGACTGATGAAAGAGGTTTAAGAGTTGCAGCAAGAGGATTGAAAATGATCATTCCTTCTGAGCTACAATTCACAGCTGAAAGATTAATGAAGTCTCAAGGAAGAGTTGGAACAGCTGATAATGATATCAACGCAATCGCGTCAATGGGTATGATTCCACAAGGTTATAGAATCAACAACTACCTAACTGATACAGATGCGTTCTATATCTTAACAGACATTCCAAATGGAATGAAAATGTTCCAAAGATCTCCATTGACAACTGCAATGGAAGGTGACTTTGATACTGGAAACGTTAGATACAAAGCTAGAGAAAGATACTCATTTGGAGTATCAGACCCTAGAGGTATCTTCGGCGTTGAAGGTGTCTAATCAATAATTTTTTGTGGCGGGACATAGTCTCGCCACAATCATAAAATAAACGGTGAGATTCATGAAAAAATTTATAGTAAATATTTGGGCGTACGATCATCATGCAAAATTTGATGTTTTGTCCCTAGATGACCCACAATCCTTAGAAGATGCAATCCTTGACAAACTTGGAGAAAATGTTATAAAGTGGGAAAACCTTGGAAATAGTTACAATGACAAGGTAAATAGAATAACCTATGAGGAGGTTATAGATGATACAAGACCTATACAAACAAAAAAGGTCCTTGGAGTTGAAGTGGGAACAGGAGC